GTTCATACGTTGTAGCATCTTCTGGGTCGAATGCGTCGGCAGCAGATTGACCATTTGCAATCAGATAGAATTCGTATGACTCAACATCTTCAGAAAGTGGCACATTTTCCACGCCAGTTCCCACCATGTTCCATGCACCACCAATACGCGTTCGACGGTTCCACGTCACAGTGAGGTCTGTGGCGTCGTCAGTGCGTCGCACACGGCTAGGAGCCCATGGCATGAGGTCTCGACCCACCAAGTTAACAGAGACAGCGCTGGTGCCTTGTAGGGACGCGCCAGAAGACACAGCTTTATACTGGTGAATTCCACCAATAAAAGATAAATCATGTGCTATGGTTTCAATTGCCGCATCCGTCAAAAGAATAAATACTTCCCCAGCGAAGTGTGAATCAACATGATAATCAGTCCCGCGCTTTCCTCGTTGCAAGTTTGATAACGTAAACGTGCCGTTTGCCTCAATGACTACATCCTGAAACTGTATTATTTCCGCCTCACCCGTGCTACTATTCCACAACAGCGCACGATTTGACCCAGAGTTTAGAATCTCTTCTCGGGTCACAGCTACAATATCTCCATTGTCTACGCTCAGTGAGACATTCAGTGTGTTATCTCTATCTGTAGACCACAAATTACGCGGTGCAGCAAGTGCGTTTGTGGTAATACCCCATGTAATATCGATAGACGCTGTTCCAATGGCCACATAGCTGATACCATCAGTAGATCGATATATGAGTGCGCTGCTCCACGCGACCGTATCGGACCCGACCGCCAAATACATACGTGCGGCGGAGCGCCCGGCGTCGTGAAAGTCGTGAAGAAGAGGAATGTCCAGTGGAAACATTCTCGAATAAACAGGTAGTTGTATTCCGAGCGTAGGAATGTTTGATACATTAACAGGAATGTTTCCAGTAATTGTTTCTATTGGGTCTCCACTACGAGAAGTAGATAGTTCAATTGTGAAGTCTGCTCCAATAGACATTTTTCGTATTCTGTCTGTAAGAATTCTACCGTCATTAAAATCAATTTGAATTGGATCAGTTGGGTCTAAATCAATATGAGCCCAAGAAAGTTTTGTTCTTGAAGAATCTCTTGCAAGCCAATTCAGATATAGTAAACGATCCACTGCGCCTTGTGCAAACGTTTCCGTCATTACCATTGGAATCTCTATGTTCTCAATTCTATTTGAAAACATAGTATTTACAGGTAAGCTAATGCGCTTTGCCCGAACAGCGTTTGGTTGATAGTCACGGAACGCATCAATATATTTAATATTCAGTTCCACGGGAAGTTCGTGATCTGGCAAGCGGGATTCCAACCAGTTCACCGATCCAGTCGGACCCTTTACCGAACCTAGATCATCTTCTGGAATGGTCCGGACAGACGTAGATGTTCTTTTCGCAAATTTAACCAGCCAATCAGTTTCAATAGCATCCACAAGATACGGAATAAGAAGTTTTTCAAGGACAGCACGCGCGGATGCTGGACGCGCCACAGAAAACCCTTCAACAATATCAGTGTCTGGAATACTTGTAACATCAAACTCTGTCCCATCCATTCCTGCTCTAAGAAGAATTTCATTAACAACGTTTTTCAGCTTGGCTTCACCTGATCCGGGACCAGATGTAAAGCGATTGAGAGCAAGTTGGATACCATCATCACCGCCTGTGCCTGCCCATGTATAGATCGAATCTCTGTTCGACGCATACACCATTCTATTTTCATTTACATTGTTTGTGAGTGGATCAGTATCTAGTGTAAATGTTCCATCGCCCATATCCCACGTAACCACATCATTACTGTTTGCCCAAGCCAACTTTGTTCCAGTAATAATGGATGAACCAAACCCAGAGTCTTTGTCTGGAGCGATCAGTGGAATAGTATACGTTGCCTCTATAACACCTGTGTCTGGAATAACTTTGATAACTTTAGCGTCAGTTCCAGATGTGAATATTGCGTAAACGCGATTGAGGGTGCTGTTGTAGACAACGGTGCGTAACGTATCTCCGCCGTGCGTTCCAGACAAAACAGTGTTCACGTTCACGATTATTGGAAATATTTCGTTCACTGCACCCCCGTAAGATACAGTTAATGCATATAGAGTCCAAGCAGTGTTTGTTGGATCGTTCTCACCAAGGATGAACACCCGTGCCCATTCTCCTGCACCTATACCTAGTGAGCCAGACAGTCCCCCCCGGACACATTGGTCCCGGGCCAACGGCTTGAACACCCTCAACAGACCCAAGAGAATCCGGAATTGCTTCACCCCAAACAGCATCTACAGTAGCTCCACCCTCTGTGCGCATAACACCGATCTTACCTGCGGTCGTGATAACAGCCATAAATCTGTTTGAAGACGTGATAGTATTATCCAATGCGGCTGCGTATGCTGGAGCGGTGTAGATACCTTGTGTTGACCCTGCATAGCCTTGTATTGTCAGTCCTGTAGGCTCAACGCGAGCAACCCGCAATGAATCTACCGGATCATCAATAGTTATAATGAAATTGCCACCTGCGTCAGCCCCTAGAAGTCCTGTTATACGAGAATCATCTACAAACAGGTCTTCAGTCTGTGTGTTATAGTCAAAACGACGTAATGTTGTATCATCTACAACGGCCATTTTTCGTTGTGGAATTGCCATAGCGATCAGCGGTAGGTGTGTTCCTTGTTGTGTAGCCAGTGGTGCTATACTTGGAATAATTGTTTCCACCACACCTGCGTCGTTTAACAGAACATCCACAGTCGTGTTCCACACAATTTCAACACTTATATTTGGAACACGGTTTCCAAAATTAGCTAACTCCATATCTTCAAACAAAATATATGCTAATTCTTTGTATGCGGGTGTGAATCTAAAGTCATTTGGTGTTCCACCACCCGCGCCCGCCTCGGTTTGCCGTATTAGAAGATGGTCTAAGTAAATTTGTCCACGCGGTTCTCCCGCCGCCGCCGCCGCCGTAGCTGCTGCGATCAAATCAGCTAGTGTTGTGTAAGTGGATTGCGCTCCGCTACCTTTATTTACATCATCCAAGCCTTGTAAGCGTCGGTTAATAGACTCCTCTACAAGAGGATCAGGTTGCTGTGTAGGCACACCTTTGTAGAACCGGAATTTATAATCACTATTGTCAACCTCTCCCGTTCCAGTTGCATCATAAATAAGCTTACCATCTCCCCAGATTCTTCTAATAGAACTAGCTGGCCCACGCCCAAGAGATAGAAGGAATGACACAGAATATTCAAATGTTGTAACGGTGCCACCACCACCACCTTTGCCCTGTTTTTCACGATTTTTCTCTTCCTTCAACCCGCTAGACCAAAGGACTGCCCCAGCTATTCGGGTGACTCCAAAGTGTTCTGGGATTGTAATACCCAATGCAGAGGATTGGATATCTGTATCACCAATGCGTGGGCCTTCAATTTGTTGTCCTTTAGGGGCAAATACAAAACCACCAATAAGAGAACCCAGCATAAATCCAAGCTGGGGATTACCAATAGCAAACCCAATAACAGTGCCAACAACAATAAAGGCAATACGACCTACGGTGCTAGACATAAGCTACCCCCGGAAATAGGCGCACGTCCACAATACGAGCTTTCATGCTCGGTGTGCCCATATCATATAATGATTCGTGTGTGCTCATTTTTGGGTAACATTCTGAATGAATAATTGCGTGTTGTCCGTTTCGTTTTGACATGATACCTAGATGACAAGGCATAAGTCCGTCAGAGAATATAGCCAATGCTCCAACAGTGTGAGTATTCATAACTGTTGGTAGAGTTTGCTTTTCAACTTGTGTTATGAATTCTGGACATGGTTGCTTTGTGTAACCAAAAGCATCTTGATGAGCCATCCCGAAGTGTGCCATAATCCTTATCATAAGTCCAGCACAGTCAATGAAACGGCGAGGACCATTCCCCCGCCCCTGATGTCTCCATCGGACACCGATCCACGTGCGTGCATAATCCACAATTTCTTGCGGCTTTATACGTAATTCGCTCGTGTCGAATGTAGCAGGAACATCTGGTCCGTATGTAATAGACATTATTTAGCGTCTGGATAAGCTAGAATTGCATCTTGTCCCGGAACATCTGGGGCACCAAAAAAATTCTTTATATTGTCAAAAATCACAGCGCATGAAATATTTGTTTTATCACATCCGGGATAGATCGAAAATAGATCACCAGATTCTACTGGAAATGGCATAGATAGATACAGTTCGATTGTTCCTAACCGAGTGCCTTCAACAAGAATTTTTCTAGTTTCTATCGTATCATTAATAGTTACTGCCGAATTAAAGTTATACAACGCTTGATTTACGCCGTCCCACAAAACACCATTAAATATTGAAATATCTGGAACTGATTTTATTTCAAGTTCTCCAGTAATAGTGTTAACACAATTTACTCTATCTAGTGTCTCAGCATCCCAGCAGTATCTGTTATTACCAATTCTGTGCATAGATGCAGAAGTTCCAAACGGATCAGGATTAATAAGAACTAGAGTTGAATACAATAAACCGTTAGCTTCACTCCACCCAACCGTTCTACCAGAACCGGCTGGGTCACCAGTCATTTTAAAGTGAAAATGTATGCTATCATTATCAGCATCATATGTAGCTCTAATTCTATTTGATAAATATTTGAATGTTCCCGGACCAACTTGCCACGCCTGAATAGAACCCACTTCTGTTTGTGTTACAGTTCCATCTGTTTGTATCACATACTTTTGAACATGACAAACATTTGCGTTTCGCCAGAAACTATAAGCCTCTCCCGGCTTGCCTTCACACGGAAATCCTGTTTCCCAGCCACCCGGACGTGTAAATTCATTTTTCACTACAAGACCCGGGAAAGTATGCGCACGCACGTTTGTTGTGTCGTTGTTTAACACAGCCACGGCTCCACTTACTGGATGTTTCAAAAAAGCATATACAACGTCAAACAAATGTAAACGCTCAGCCGGTGACGCAAACACTTCTATAAAAGTAACTTCTATTTTGTTTACAGGATCAAAAACATATTGATAATATTTATCTGGACCTGACTGTTGCTCAGCACCAACCAAATGACCTGTATCTGGGTCAATTCCAAAGAACACATACCCTAACCCATCCACACCTAATCCAGTAAGATCAAATTCTTCTATAATTGTAAGGGAACCCAAATCCCACACTGTCATTCTTATGGATGGGTTTGTAGTAGCTTCGTTAAATGTGTATACAGTTCCTACAGTTCCCCTGTTATAGTCAACGAACATAAAGTCCCCTCTAGACGTGAATTGTGCCTCATCAGACCCAGAGGTAAGTTTCTCTCTTGTTACAGGATTTATTACTGGTCCCGGAGAAACCCAAGACTTAACTTCCATAGATGCGCCTTTATTTTTACCTGTTTCCCACGTTATTAAACCCCCATCATACCAACCAGTAAACCCTCTTCCTTCAAGAACCGTAATATCAAAAATTCGGTTTCCTGTTGAACTGGTAACCTCTCCCGCTCTGGTCCACGCGGGGTCAGTGAAAAAAGTAACACTACCATCTGAAAAGGTGTCACACAAAGTGTATGAATAACCTTGGACGGGCGCGGATGCGGCTGTTGTTCCAGCAGTAATCACACGGAATACAACGTCACCTTCGGTATATGTTAAACGGCCTGAACCGCTTATGTCAATCAGCCAGCCATAAACATTGTCCAAATATTGATCAGCGTTAGTGCCAACAACACTGTAGGATATTCTAATAAACCGTGTTCGTTTTATTTCTGTAAGCAAAATATCAGCGCCAGCGGCTTCCGTAACTATTGTTTGTTCTACTGTAGTTATCTGTGTGCTGCTTATTGTATTAATTTCATATGTGTTATCATTCGAAGCTGATCCAGAAACTTCTACAAAATCTCCTACAGATAAAGAACCAAACGGAGCATCCCGTGTAACTGTTACTGTTGCACCGGCGGCTTCAGTTACTATTGTTTGTTCAACAAATTCAATTTGAGAAGTGGAAGCTGTTGTTATTGTGAATGTCCCGTTATTACTGGCTGTTCCAGTTATTATTACAACGGACCCTTCCCTCAAATCACCAAAAGCTGACGAACCACTATCCATGAGATCAGGCGCGGTGAAAGAAATATCGGTTCCACTAAGAACCGTATATGTTATTGTATCTGGTGCCGTGAAAGATATGTCCGTGCCAAAAGTAGGATTTATTTGTTGAGGAATAGGTATAGGAATATCATAAGCACCACGTCTGACCCACCCATCTGTTACATCAAGCGTTTCGGCCCCGGAATCATACAGCGTATTTATAACTTGTAATTTATTATTCAGTCCCTGAACAACAAATTGTCCAGTATCAGCATTATCTCCAATACGCCAACCAAACAAGGATAAATAAATATTACCCGCATCGATATCTGTGTCTGTAACACCCGCAGCCAAAAGGTCTACATCTTGTGAAATAGTTCCATCAGTTGTTCCGCCCTTTAGTGCTTCTACTCCATCTTTGGCTCCTTCTGGGGAAGGAACACCAAGAGCAAGCGCCACACCTGCGGACCCATACCAGCCAAGAGCATTAGATATATTGCCAGACAATCCTTCAAACGATGGTGTGATAATGTCTAGTTTAAACACATCTCCGATTTTAAACGGGGTCCCGAAAAAGTCAGGATCAGCGGACACGTGATCATCCACCGCGTATGCTGTGCTTCTTTGAACTATATCAGGATTAATTGGAACACCACATCCCGGTTCTCCAAGATCATATAAGCATGTCGCCGTATAAAGTTTCGTATACGTATGTGCAAGGTGCTGTAAAACACCACGTAATTCAACAGAAAATGTGCCGTTTGGTAGGGTTTGAACTCTTCCAAAGAATCCTCTGCGAAGCTTGAGCGTCCCCGTGTCTGTCCCGTCCCACGATGTAACAAATACACGAATAGTAGCATTGTCATATGTGCCAAGAACAAGGTCGTCACGTGGGAGAGCAAGCTCGTTAGTGACGCCCTCAATATCAAGATTATCCACCGACAATGTGTCAGTAGCTTCACTGGCGGTTCTTTTGTAGGAACCAATGGACAAGTAGGTGTCACCCCCTACTTCAATGTCTCGATCATGGTCTGTAAAGCGTTTCGTAACACCATCTTCACGATCAATGATCCAACAGGTTGCAAGAGCCGTAACCGCTTGATCCAAGTGTGTGCGCATGTCTGCTGATGTTGTTTTCATGTCAGGATTTCCTTGAGTTTGATACTATTAACTGTAAGCTGCCTAAAGTCAGACACAGCTATATTCAAAAAGTCATCGTCGTAACGACACGCGTTGTCGTATTCGAGTGATACGATTTGTCCAACTGTTCCTGCTGCGGGAGCCGTCTTCATTGTTACGATGCCTGTGTTCAATTCAACGAAGAAGTCGGTCTGATAAGTCTTACTTACGCTGTCAATTTTAATCGTGTTGAGCGTGCCCGAAACAATTTTTCGGATAGTGCGGTCAAACTTGAACGTTCCCGATTTATACCGTTTGAAAATTTGAAAACGAGTTTTTGACCCATCCCCCACGAAGAAATTTTGTGTAGTAATTTTGTAATCATTCCAGTCTTTGTAACGGAAACCAATTCCCATACCGCGCATAGAGTAAAAGTGATCCTCAAGTGCTGAAATATTTTCTTCTGTTTGGTTTTCCAAACGCACGTCGAACCGCGCGCGTAAGCGATCCCATTCAGCCAGACCACCAACAAATCCAGAATCAAGTTCAAACACAGACGTTTTGAATCCCGGACCCCCGGAAGAACCGTAAGACAATTTGGGCGGAAACTGCCGCTCTGTAAAAGACCGGTTAACCTTCAGTTCTTCAAAGGGGGTGAGCAGCGGTGTCGTGAAAACATACCCAGCCTGTTTACTAATAAATCCGTCAGCCATTAACCTTTACGTTGTGAGAACGCCCCCTTCCAAGCCACTCAGTTCTCCATACTCCCATCCCACTGTTGTGAATGGATTGTTGAGAAAAATAGCATTTGCGTGCGTAGGTGTAGAGTTGTTAGCCCCCACAAGGGTGCCGTTATGATCTACCGCACTGATGCGAAGGAACGGAGTGAAGTCTGTAATTATCGGGACAGTGTCAAGTTGTGCAACGGAAGAGAGAAGAACAGCGTGAATCGTCTTGACACCCAAGACCCATGTCTGATCGTCAAACACCCAACTTTCTTTTAAACCGCTACTCGCCGCTGTCGCAGTGTCAGTAGCGTCATATCCCAAATCATCTACATCAGTAAAGTCACCAGTGGTAAATGTTGCATGAAAACCTTGTTCGTCGGGAGTCAATGTTGCCAACTCTGCTCCGATGGTGGTAAAATCTGCAACGATGACATCCTGAAGATATGTGTTTGATCCCGCCACCTCAGAACTCCGCCACTTTGCCTGAACGTCGGCTGGGTCAGTCCATGAACGTCCTGCGTCCGTGAAAGTGTGCGTATGAACCAGAAGGTCATCCCGGTAAAGTTTGACCGTCAGGGTGTCCACGACAATAGTAACATGGAAATCCCAAACATGTGGGTCTGCAATACCTGTGTGGGTAAACTCTGCACTTACCGCTGTAAGCGTCGTAGAGGACGCTGTGTTGAGTGCCCACAGTTCTGTGCGTCCTGACACCCCGTCATTGAAGCTCGTGTCTCTAAGGGCGCACAGGATCACGCCAGCGCCGTCTCTGATGGCGAAGTGGTTCTCCATTGTCCCCGGCGTCGCGATTGTGGGAGATAAGGAGTAACGGGCGTGTGCCCATATGTCAGCAGCGGTCGTAAACGCACCAGTCAGTGTGTCGTCAATGGCAAGCTTAATTGACCCACGCCGGAACGTATCCGCGAGATTTGAATCTAGGGTGTTAGCAAATAGGAAATGCTCTCCCTCAATTCCGGCAAATAGGATTGGCATAGAAACTCTCGATTAAGCTACAGGGTATAGAGACGGTTCAATCACCGCCTTGAAATCGTCAAATCTGGCACGGCCAACAGTCATACGCACTGAATCTATCAGACCTTGGAAAGACCCATGGGAAGCGGGAACGTCAACGTAGCGTCCCACATTCACAACGGCGGTGGAGGCAAACACAGCAGTAGTGTCTCTGATAGTCTGGACAAGGTCTCCATCTATGCGAAGATTATACCATCCGTTGAGCATGCGCTCAACGACAATGTATATGAATGAACTCGGATCAATTGGGTCCCAAGGGTAAGTGAGTAACGCTACCTCCGATGTTCCGTTATAAGATACAACAAATTGAATCCGCTGAAGAACTGAATCATATCGTAGTGCCCAGCCCCGCTGCGAACCTGTTTCATCCCACTGAGAGACCATAGGCTGAGTGTCTGCGCCTGACGTTGGCTTCTTCGCAAACAGTTCTAATGTAAATGGGCGGAGGCCAATATTCATTGATCCACCAGTTACGTGAATGCCGCCAGTCCCACAAGATAGAGAACTTAATCCGTGGCGAAAATCCGCACGTGTGAGAGATGCAGACCCAGTAAAGTTAACTGGAAGAGCAAGTGTGGACTGGTCTGTAGTTGTTGTCTGTCCTTCTGTTCCGTCAAGGTTTAGAATCATAGTCGTGAAGGGAAATAAATCGTCAGTGCCTGATGCAGTGTCAGTCGGTGCAAAGGCTGTGCCTTCTGTGAACCCACCGCGAAAAGTAATTAATGGTAGATTCTGTAATGACTGCGAATTGAACTGATCAATCGTCGCTTGCATATTATCCGTATTGAAGCGAACAGCTTCATCATATTGCAACGCATCGCAGTAGACAGGCCACATGTTTGGCACAGCGGTATTAAAAATGATCTCACCAGAATTATAGTCTATAATAAAGTCGGTGTTTTCAACTTGTGGCTCTACCAGAACGCGAACATTAACAACCGAATTCTTAACGATTTTTTGAAGCCGCTTATACATACGAGTCTGCTCTTCCCCGTATACACGAAAGATTGGCAAGCGTTTATCTGTGCCATTTCCTACGGCAATAACGCCAGTCCATGGAGCCGCTAATCCGTTGACTTTGTAACCTGCCCAATTCTTATAGCGGAAGCCATGCGCCATGCCCTGTCGCGCGTTGAAGAATGTCAAAACATTAAACATGTCTACGTCAGTCTTGATACCCATGGCCACATTAAATTCCATCATAGGTTGCGACCAATCAATATTCCGCTTTTCAAATCCTCTCAGACTTTCAAAAATTTGCGTGCGGAAGCGCGGGCCACCGTGTGACCCCCAACTCACTTGTTCCGGAAAACGGACTTCATGGAAATTGAACATAGTTATTCGTAGCGGATTTTACCGCTTTTGTCAACTGTTTGCGTTTACGGCGCGGGTGACCACCGCCGCAGTGTCAGCGGCAATTTGATTAGTTGACTTACGGAATGAATCCACATCTCCCCCCGGGAAGATAAAGGACTGTTGAATATGAAACTCTTGCTTAGGACCACCCGCGTTTCCCTCAATTGGAATTTTACGTCCTGCGGTCAAAGGAACAACAGCCTCGTTGTCGTGCAAGAGTGCGGGAATGCCGCTGGTGTTTGTCGTTCCACTTGCGAAAGATGGAGCGTTCCGGAACATTGCCGCCGAGACAACTGTCGTTGGATTCTCGGCTGTTGGAGAGTTTGAAATACCTCCCTTCTCAAATAGAGACATAATTATAGGCAAAAATGTTCCAATGAGTCCGCCTATAGTCGAACCTGTTTTTCCACCAATTGCTCCACCGAGCATAGACCCAAGTCCTGCAAAAATACTTGAAAACTGACTAGCACCAGCACCAAATACACTTGTAAGTGTTTCACCAAACGAACTACCAGAAGTCTTAATGCTTTCTCCAATTGATTTTGCTGCATCTTTTCCGGCTTTTGTCATTTGTGTATTCATATTCTCAGCCAGACCGCCTGAACCGCTTCCGCCTTTCGTTCCACCATCAAAGCCTAAACCGGGCGCTCCAGACGCATCGATGCTTATGGGTGTGTTAGCAAGCGCATCTCGTATCTTGTTCGCTACGGATGTTCCTCCTTGGTCAAATGCCCTGAGAACTTTCGTGTTAGTCTCATTGCTTCCAGCGGTAAAGCTAGTGATAATTCCGTCTTT